GAAGTCATCCACCTACAAGACATCAGGACACGGGCGGGGCAGGACATCGCCATGCCGCGCTTCTCATCGGTAATTACCGGGATGCACAGGCTTGACCAGTACGACATCGCGGAAGTTTCCTGCGCGATTACATCGGCGTGTTACGCTGGCTTCCTTGTCCGCAAGGCTCAACAAGGAACAGAGTTCCAAGGCGACACACAAACGGCGGATGGTGAGAAGGAAATAAATGTTGAGTCTGGATTGCTTTACGAACTGGATTCAAACCAAGACTTCAAAGAGTGGAGTCCCAAGCACCCTGTCGAAGCGTATCCTGCATTCACCAACCAGAACATCCGGCGCATTGCCGTTGGAATGGGGCTGAGTCACTTTGCGCTGTCAGAAAACTACGAGGGAATAAGTTACGCGAGCGGAAGAATGTCGTTGTTGGAGAATCGCCGGGAGTTCAAGAAGCTCCAGCGGCACGTCATTGAGAATCTTGTCCGACCTGAATTTGAATCACGGCTGAAATACGGACTCATCAGCGGCGAATTGGATTTGCCTGTTTCTCGCTACCAAGAGATTTGCGATGCGGCAGACTTCATCGCCACGCGATGGGAATGGGTTGACCCGCTTAAGGATGGTCAGGCGAACATCCTCAACATCGAAGCCGGTCTGGATTCTCGCCAGCGAGTCATCGCAGAGAGCGAACGCGGCGGGGATTGCGAGATGGTTGACGCGGAGCAAGCGGAGGATTTGGACTCCGCAGACGCGCATGAGTTGCCGTATGGCACGCCGCAACTACCAACTGTCGCCAAGGGAGAACCGACAGAGATGGGGGCAGAGCCAACAACAGTTCCAGCGCCAGAAAAGAACGGTGGGAAACAACCGCCAAGGCTCGCAAAGAATCTTTTGCCCGCGTTGCAACGCAGACGCGATTTCATTTCTGAACTCATCGAAGCAGGCGAAGACGAAGAAAAACTCGACGCTGTTTTGATAAAATTCGCGGGCCGAAACGGACACACAACAACAAAGTAAACCATGAAACGATTATTTATTCTGACATTTGCATTTTGCGCGATTGGAATTGCGCACGCTCAATACTTTAGTGGCAATCAGCCGGGACTCCCGTTGCTGGGCAAGGCAAGTCCGATTGATGGAGGGGCGTTGACGAATCTCAATGCCGGTAGCATGAACGGCAATTTCACGGCACCAGTCATTGTTACCAATGCAGGAGTTGCGACGACAATAACTTCCAACTCCGTGACAACGACGACATTCAATGGAGCAGGAACAGGGTTGACCGGAATCCCAGTAAGCGCACTGTCGAACGCCGGAAGCATCGGAGTTGTGGCCACAAATCAATTGGCATTCACGAATTGTCCGACGTTCGATGCTGTTGGAGCAGGGACGGCAGCAGCCAAAGCAATCACCAACGGCGCTGCCAATCCCGGAGTGTTCATTGTGTTCACTGGCACCAACGGATTATTTTACACCAACCGGATAATCAACGGGGTTATTCAGTGACCAGCAGCGGAATGAATTTGACTTCACAATATTGTTGAGTATGGCAAAAAGATTTCGCTACGCAGAATTTGACCGGGCCCAAATTGACAAAAAGGCCAGAACAATTCCCATTGCATTTAGTTCTGAGACTCCCGTTGCCCGCAGCGACAAAGAGATTGGAGACTTCTTGGAAGTGCTTTCTCACGAAGACGGGGCTGTGGACATGACGCGGATGAAAGATTCGGCTCCTTTCCTCTTGAATCATGACACAAATCAACAAATCGGAGTGGTGGAATCGGCGGCAATCGGAAGTGACAAGATTGGCCGTGCAATTGTTCGCTTTGGGAACAGCAAACTCGCTGACGAAATTTTCCAAGACGTTCAAGACGGGATACGTAAATTTTTCAGCGTGGGATATGACCCCAAAACCATTGTTGCCGACACCAAAAGTGCAGACGGTCAACGCACGCTAAAGTTTTCTTGGATGCCATTTGAAGTTTCAAGCGTGCCTATTCCCGCAGACTTGAAGGCGGGACTTGGTCGTGCTTTCAAACCTGGCACACGCGCCGAACGGCGTTTGCTCAAGCGCACCATGAAGAATGACGAGTGTGTCGGCTATTGCTCGTGGGCAGAAAACGAACTGATTGATTTGATGGAAGAGATGGAAGCGGAAGCCGACCCGACTGACGATGCAGCGATTGCAAAAATAAAAGAAGCAATTACGTCGCTGTCCGTGGCAATGAAGGGATTGGGCTATTGGTCGCAGAAGACAGCGGCAGAAAGCGTGGAGCATTGCAAGGAGACGGCGCAAGTTCTCAAGGACACAATCGCAATCATCGAAGCTGGCGACATGGACGAAGCAGATTGCGAAGAAGTTGTTGAGTGTTTGGAAGGGGCGGTGGAAAAACTTTTGGACAACGCAGGCGGAGAACCTTTGTCACAGGCATCAGCCGCAGAAGTCCAAACGCGCAAACTTGACAACAAACCATTATTGAAAGTCGAGCAAACACTCGAAACAAAAACTGAAATTGAAATTGATATGAAACGTAACTTGCTTCTTGACCCCGCAGTCGCCGGTGCCGCTGGTGGCGGTGCTGCCTTTCCCGCAACGAAGACCACTGAGCAACTTCGCACGGAAGAGATGACGCGCATCCGCGAAATCTCGGCGACAACTGATTTGCTCGTCAAAGACCACCCGACCGCCGCTGACAAATTCCGTAGCAAATGCCAAGAGGCGATTGCTGGCGGAATGGATGTGCGCGAGTTCAAGGCCAATATGCTTTCGGAAATCCCCGGCGTCAAACCCGCCGCGCAGATTTCGCTCGCCACCATCGGATTGAGCCGCAAGGAACAGGGTGAATACTCTGTCGCCCGCGCCATTCAATCCTGTCTTTTGCGCGAGTCCAAGATTCCTGATGGTCTCGAAGGCGATGTCCACAAGGAAATGCAGAAGCGGAACATCGTCAATGGCAACGGCGGATTTTGGGTTCCTCCCGATGCGCTTATTTCGCGCAAGATGAATCGCCGCCAGCAGCGCGATTTGAATGTGACGACCTTCGGGCAGGGTGGCGCAACGGTGCAGACTTCGATTCTTACCCCAATCATCGAGTTGCTCCGCAACCGGATGGTGTGCGACCGTTTGGGCGTTCAAGGCATGGCCGGTTTAGAAGGCAATGTCGCCATACCCCGGCAATCCGGGGCCGCAACCGCGTATAGTTTACCGGAGCAGACCACGCTCACCAAGAGCACGCAGGCACTCGACCAAATTATTTTGACTCCGCACCGCGTCGGTGCTGAGAACAACTATTCGCGCCAGTTGCTGCTTCAATCTTCGATTGACGTTGAAAACTTCCTGCGCGAAGACTTGATGAAGGTCATCGCCATCAAGTGGGACTCGCTCATCCTGCAAGGGCAGGGTGCTGGCAGCGAACCGACCGGCGTGTTGAACACGGCGGGCATCGGCAGTTTGGCTTTCGGCGGCACGGCGACATGGGCTGAAGTTGTCGCGTTTGAAACCGCCCTGTCTCTTGCGAACGCCGATTTGGGCAACATGGCATTCGTGACCACTCCGGGAGTTCGCGGTCGCTGGAAAGTGATTGCGAAGACCGGCGTCGGTGTTACCTCGGTCGTGCCGATTTTCCTGTGGGAAAAGGGCGCATGGGCCGATGGCAGCAACGACGGTGAAGTCAACGGATACCGCGCTGCGGCAACCAACCAAGTGCTGAACAACCTGGTTTTCTTCGGCAACTGGGAAGACGTGATTCACGCGCTTTGGGGCGGTTACGACATTATCGTTGACCCGTACACAAGGGCCAGCGACGGCACGAACCGGGTGATTGTGAACACCTTCGGCGACGTGGCCGTGCGGCACGCTGCGAGCTTCTGTGTCAGCAGCGACTCTGGAGCCAACTAAGATTTGAACCGACAAAAACAAAACTGAAAACGAAAATGAAAAATCTCAAAACTCTTTTGATGGTCGCGGCGATTGCCGGACTTGTAACAGCACAGGCATTGGCACAACGCGGCGAAGACTTATTCGGGCCGGTGAGAACGATTGTCTTGTCGGGGCCGACTATCATTGCGGCTTCGGCAACGCCGATGCAGACCAACGGGCCGATTGACACACACGGGTTCGTCGGCGTGGCCACATTGGACATTGCTACCTGCACAAACGCAGGCGGGGCAATGACATTGCAATTCTACACGTCACCTGACCAGACGAACATGACGACGCTGGCAAATTATGCTTTGGGCGTGTCCTCGTCCCTCTCATACACCAACCTGATGTATGGGAGCAACACGCTGATTGCGACCCAAACGACAATTGCCCCCGGCACAATCACAACCCCAACTTCGGCGACAGCAGGTTGGGCGACTACTTATATCGTTCCTGCGTTGTTCACAAACACAGGAGCGATTACGGTTACGGCCAAGGCTGACTACCAGGTTGCATATAATGTCGCAGATGCGGCCAGATATTTATACGCTGTGTGGACTCCAACCGGGTCACTCACCAACAACTATGTGAGCGTGATATTCAAGGGATACAGGCAGTATTAACCGAAGCAACGTTTTGCCTTCCCCCCGGAGGCGCGAGCGATACAATAGAAATTACAGAGGAGAAAATAATTATGGCAGACAAAGTTAAAATTCTGATTGTTGACGACTGCAAATTGGGCGGGAAGCACATTGACCAAGGCACGGTCATCGAGATTGACCCGGACAACGCGCAGGACAAAACTAATTACGCGCTGCTCGTTCACGCGGGCAGAATCGCTGAGGCCACGCCGGAAAACATCACCAAGGTCAAGGCCATCAAGCAGGCGCGGGTTGACGCCAA